AGCGCGGCGGTGGGGTTTGGTGATGCTGCTTCCTTCACCCAACTATGGACCCTCGACCCTGCCCTGGGTAGCTTCGGAAAGTACGCAAAGGAAGACGGCAGTCTCGACGGCAGCACCGTCGATCTAGCGATCATGAACACCCTTGCCCATTTCACCAAATGCGACGCAGGGCGCATGGATCGACTTTTTCGGCAAAGCCCCGCATGCCGGGACAAGTATATGGAGCGACCCGACTACCGGGCGCGAACGGTGGGGATGGCATGCGGGCGCGACAAGGTCTACCAGGAGCCTAAGCCGGTGGTAACGGCACCCGGTGCGATCAACAGCGATATCGCGGCGCATGTGGCGCGCTTTACGAATGAGATTCTGGATGTTCAGGAGCAAATGGATTTCTTTGCCGGCTGCGTCTACGTCGCCAGTCGCAACGAGATTTTTATGCCCAATGGATCATTTGCCAAACAGGAGTCGTTCAGAAGCGGGCTCTATGCCGGGCATCTGTTTATCATCGATCAATTCGGCAAGACGACATCCAACGCATGGGAAGCATTTACCCAGAATCGCGCGGTGCGCTTCCCCAAGGTCACAAGCGTATGCTTCCGGCCTGACTTACCGTCAGGAGTAGTCGGCGACTCGGTCAACGTTTATGTCCCGGTTGAAACCAAGCGTACACACGGAGACGTGTCGCGCTTCATCGATCATGTCAAGAAAATGTTTCCTCACGAACGGGACCGAGAAATCATAACCAGCTTCATGGCCGCCGTGGTTCAACATCCCGACGTCAAATTTCAATGGTGCCCGGTCATCCAGGGTACGGAGGGCAACGGCAAATCAATGCTGATCCGCGCCATTACGCACGCCATTGGTGAGCGTTATACCCATAGCGTCAACAGCAATACACTCAAGGAAGGAGGTGCGAAGTTCAACAAGTGGATTGAAGGAAAGTTGTTTATCGATTTTGAGGAGATCTATACCGGCGACCGCCGTGACATGATGGAAATTCTCAAGCCCATCGTCACCAACCCCAGACTGGAAATCCAAGGTAAGGGATTGGATCAGTATACCGGCGATAATCGAGCGAATATGATCATGGCGACCAACCACAAGGACGCCATTGTCAAGACCAAAAAGGATAGGCGATACGCCATCTTATTCACGGCGCAGCAGGACTATGACGACTGCATTAGAGACGGCATGACGGACGACTACTTTTACAGTCTATATAACTGGCTCAATGGGGGAGGCTACGCTGCCGTAGCGGGTTGGTTGGCGGCATACCCCATCCGTGATGAGTTCAACCCCGCAACCCGATGCCAGCGTGCCCCTGAAACCTCGTGTGTAACAGAAGCCATCACGCAGTCACTCGGCGTCGTGGAACAGTACGTCACGGAGTGGGTTGAGACGGGTCGCACCGGCTTTAATGGTGGTTGGATCAGCAGCGCCAAGCTCGAAGACGCACTTAAGGAAGTGGGTCTGGCGTCGCGCATGGCACCCAATAAGCGTCGCGCGATGCTTGCTAACATCGGTTATGTCGCCCATCCACAGCTAGTCGAGGGCAAATGCCCCGTTGAGCTATTTTCCGAAGGTGGGAAACGACCTCGATTATACGTCAAAACGTCGAACGCTATTTTATATAATTTAGCGGATAAAAATACCATCGTAGATATGTACTGCAAAGCGCAAAATTACGGATGATATAACGCCCCACTAAATTATTAGTGGGGCGTTATTTTATGATAATTACTCTGACCGATGGATTGACGAAACGTCCGGCCACGGTTGAACCCGCGTGGATGCTGGGTTACAGAAAAATCTGACCTATGGCCGGACGCATGGGGGGTATTGCTATACATGACATGTAGAATGGGTCTAATGTACATAATATGTAATTATGTAATTATATGTGTATATATTATTCCTACCAATATCTCTTTTTATAGGACAATAGGACAGAGAGAAGAAAAGAGTAGTAAAATCAAGGGTGTCCAGATGTCCGCACCGTTATTTTAGCGTTGGACGGTGCGGACGTAGCTAAATAGGGGGGGTTGACGGTTACGGAGTAGCGGGTCTAAGGTGGGGCATCGAGACACTCGGATGGAGTTTGGATGATGGACGCTCACAGCACTGTCGCGCTGGCTCGGAAATACGCTGACGGATCGTCGGCAGAACTGGCGTTGCATGACGCCACCTGCCTACTTGTGGACGGAAACCACGACGCGGCTCGATTCAGGGCGTTGAAGTCCCTCGCCTACAGCATCGGCATCACCCACCCCGATTACATCGCCGCAGCCGCGCCAGGAGGCTCGCTGACGGGCGTTGTGCGCTTGGGTGCACCGCGTGCCCACCAAAACACAAACACCGCTGTACGGGCTCCGCAGCGCGATTTGGAGACATAAGCCGTGCGCAACTTAATGATTGGATTTATCCTCGGGTGGCTCGTATCCACCATCGGCTTCGCTGGCGTCATGCGTATCGCCGAGAAAGTCACCGGAATTGCACAGGCTCAAGTCGTGGAGTTGTCGAAATGAGCATTTACATCGATAACGGATATCTTTCGCGCAATGACTATTTGAAATGCCTGTCTGAGGACTTCGGTATTTCACTCAAAACAGTCTACTCCGTTGCGCAGTTGCTTGGCCCTGATGAAGATTTCGACGGCCTCGTGGTTGCGCTTGAGGACGAGTCCAATCGGTTGGAGCTTGGATGATGAGTAACCCGACAGCCGTCAGGGCGTCCGAGGCTAAGCGGAAAGCGCTGGGTCAGAAGCAGATTCATGTGTGGGTGCCGAATGTACCGGAAATTATCGCCAAGGTGCGGGCATTGGCTAAGGAGCTATGTCAATCCAGTCGTTCGGAGTGACTTCACCCTCTGTGGCGATAAGCATCTTGCGTTGAAAATTTGGCGCTGGGATGCGCGTTCCGCGCTCCCAGCGACTAACAGTGATATTCATCACGCCGAGCATCTGGCCGAAGTCGTGCTGAGTGATATTTCTGATGTGACGCCAATCTACGAGCTTCATTTTGAGTTTGTTCCCGGTTATAATCCGGCCTGGATTATACCACTTTGGATGGTGGAATGAATATGGGAGATTACGAATGGGCTAAGAATCGCGAGGACAGGCTTGATTCGGGCGCGGTAAAGCTCGACACCGGAAAGCTGTCTTACTCGCTTCTTCCCGTTGACGCCCTCGCCGAAGTGGTTCGGGCGTACAATATCGGGGAGGTGAAGTATGGGCGAAATAATTGGGCGAAGGGTATGGCGTGGCATCGCGCTTATGACGCTTTGCAACGTCACGCCAATGCCTTCTGGAAAGGTGAGGATTTCGACCCTGTGGACGGGCAACACCATCTCGCAAGTGTGTGTTGGTGCGCATTAACACTGATGACGTATCAGATGCGTAATATTGGGGAAGATGATAGATGAAAACCGTAGATATAAAAGATTGGCCGGCATCTAAAGTAACAATGGTTGCTGTTGATAGTCTTATCCCTTACGCTCGGAATGCTCGGACTCATTCCGATAATCAAGTCGCTCAAATTGCTGCGAGCATTAAGGAATGGGGTTGGACTGTACCTGTGCTAGTCGATGATAGCGGAATGCTTATTGCCGGGCATGGTCGCATTATGGCCGCGCGTAAACTAGGTATTATACAAGTACCAACCATGACGGCAACTGGTTGGACGGAGGCGCAGAAAAAAGCTTACATTTTGGCGGATAATCAACTCGCACTTAACGCGGGGTGGGATAATCAATTACTCTCAGTCGAGTTAGGTGATTTGAACGCAGAAGGGTTTGACTTGGGATTAATCGGATTTAGCGATGATACGCTCGCTAATTTACTCAATGATCCAACATCTGGCTTAACCGATCCCGATGATACACCCGAGCCGCCCGTTAATCCGGTGAGTAAGCCGGGTGACGTGTGGATTCTCGGAAATCATCGAATCATTTGCGGATCGTCAACCGACGCCCATACGGTCGAGAAGCTGCTGTGCAACGTCAAGCCTCACCTGATGGTCACTGATCCGCCCTACGGCGTGGTCTATGATGCCAACTGGCGCAATGAATCCACGAGGGCGGATGGATCGCCCATCGCTGGGCAATCCATTGGAAAGGTGCTAAACGACGACAAGGCAGACTGGCGCGAAGCCTGGGCGCTGTTCCCCGGCGATGTGGCCTATGTCTGGCATGCCGCATTGTTCGCGGGCGTCGTTGCGGACTCCCTGATCGCATGCGACTTCACGATGCGCTCTCATATAATCTGGGCCAAAAGCAATTTTGCCATCGGTCGCGGAGACTACCACTGGCAGCACGAGCCGTGTTGGTATGCCGTCCGTCAGAAAGCGACGGGTCACTATTGCGGTGACCGCAAACAGACAACCCTCTGGCTGATACCGCAGCCTCGGAAGTCCGAAACCGACCACAGCACTCAGAAACCTGTCGAGTGCATGAAACGTCCCATCGAGAACAACAGCAGTCCCGGCCAAGCTGTTTACGAGCCGTTTAGCGGTTCCGGCACGACCATTATTGCTGGTGAAATGACCGGGCGACATATCTACGCGGTTGAATTGAGCCCGGAATATGTTGACATGGCTGTGCTACGCTGGCAATCATTTACAGGCAAGGATGCTACCCTAGAGGAAACGGGGGAAACATTTATTCAAGTAGCGGAGTATTCTAGCCGTGGTAATGCCGAGACATAAACCTACCGACCTCACGCGCAAGACCGTGCGGGCGTTGTCAGCGTATGGTGTCCCACATGAGAAGATCGCTCTCACGCTTGGAATCGTGCATGACACGCTGGTAAAATACTACAAAAAGGAACTCGATACGGCTAGTTCCGAAGCGTGCGCCAAGGTCGCCGAGTCGCTGTTTCGCAAAGCGACAGGTGATGGTCCGCAATCCGTCGCCGCTGCTATTTTCTGGCTCAAGACCCGTGCACGCTGGCGCGAGACGTCAACTATCGAAGAAGCAGCGCCCGGCATCGAATTTGTCATTGTGAAGCCTCAGCGCGAGCGCGATGCGTAGGCAACTCATCCCTCTGACGGATCATCAGACCGACTTTGTTTTCTGCGACGAGCCATTCCCGGCTTTTGTAGGCGGTTATGGTAGCGGCAAGACCGAAGCGCTTGTTGTGCGGTTGATCATGTCCAAGATCAGTTACTCTAATCTCGATGTGGGATATTTCGCGCCTACGTTCGACTTGCTACGATTGATCGCTTGGCCGCGCTTCGAAGCCAAACTTGACGCTTGGGGAATTCCCTACAAACTGAACCGCTCGGATTATACGATGCAGGTGGCCGGCAGCGGCAAGATTATTTTCCGCTCCATGGAAGTCCCCGACCGAATCGTGGGCTTTGAAATTGCCGACGCAGCCGTGGACGAGCTTGACACGCTGAAAGAAGACGATGCCCGATATGTGTGGGACCGCATCGTGGCGCGCTGTAGGCAGCGCAAGCCGGATGGTGCGAAGAATTCAGCAGCCGTGGCTACCACACCAGAAGGTCGCAAATTCGTCTATCGGCGATGGGAAGAAGAAACGAAGCCGGGATATCATCTGATCCGCGCCTCAACTCGCAACAATCCGTATCTGCCCGATGGTTATATCGATCAACTCAAAGGTACGTTCCATCCTGATTTGCTTGCGGCATATCTCGACGGTCAATTCGTTGACCTCTCGGGAACCAAACTATTCGGCGTTGATAAATGGCTGATCGATGGTAAACCCGTTGCGTACCCACATATTTGCGATGGTGTGTACGCCGTGATCGATACTGCGGTTAAAGGTGGTGGGAACCACGACGCTACGGCGGTGGGATACTTCGCTTTGTCCAACTACGTGGGAACGCCGCTGGTGATTCTGGATTGGGACATGGTGCATATCG